GGGCATGTGGTTCGCAGGTGCCGAGGAGCGGATCGCCATGCGGCGGGCGATGTGGCAGGCCCGGCAACGCTAGCCGGCCATGCCGGCCGCCACGATCCGCAACACGATAATCAGCAGCTCGATCCAGGCGTCGGCGTTCATGGTTTGGCCCTCCTTGGCCGTTGGTTGTCAGGTGACAACAGGGCTATCGGCCGTTGTCAGATGACAACTTGAGCGCGTCCGCCCGGTGGACGAACAGCAGGCCGTCGATCACGACCGACCGGACGCGGCCGTCCATGGCCAGCCGCCGCATGTATTGGCGGGACACGCCGGCCAGTTTGGCCGCGTTGGTGCAGGTGACGTAGTCGTCGGTGTCGATCCGCATGGGGGCGGATTGTACCGACGTCAGTCGTGGTGCCACCACTTGGCCACGCGCAGGCCGAGCAGCCACACGACGCCGGCAAATAGGGTCAGGCCGCCGTTGCCCATCATTGCGGCCTTGCCTGGCCCTTCGGACGTCTGGCCGGCCATGATCATCAGGCCGACGCCGAGGGCAAACGTCACCAATGCGAAGGGCTGCTGAACCTTGATCCTCTTCCTCGTCTGCTGAACCGTAACCTCTGCCATCGTGGTCTCCTCGGTTGCGGGGCGGTGCCCCTCGAATGGTGGACGATCCTACAATCACGCCGCCCCGGCATCCACCGCCCCCGGCGGCGGCTCGAGGTCGCCGGGCCAGATCCGGGGCAGCAGCTGCCACGGGGCCGGCTGCCCGGCCTGGGTGATCCGGGGGTCGAGGTATCGGCGGGTGACCTTTTCGCTGGAGTGTTGCAGGGCCTCCCGGGCGTCCCCGCCGGCCGCCCGCAGGTGGCTCGCAAACGACCGCCGCAAGGCATGGAACTGCACCTCCGGCCCGTCCCCCAGCCCCGCCCGGCGGGTGATCACCCGCCACCGCTCGCGGAGGGCCGTGTCGGACGCCGGCCAGAAGAACAAAGTCGGCTGATCGTGGCGGGACACTTGGTCGACCAGGTCGGCGACGTGGTCGGGCATCGCATAGGTGGCCGGCTTACGGCTGCCCTTGCGGGCCTCGGCCGGCACGGCCAGCCAGGGCCGCTGCCAGTCCTGCCGGCCCACCCGCAGCACGGCCGTGATCCGCTCGCCGCTGTAGAACAGCACCCCGAGCAGGGCCTGGAACCAGACCGGGGCCGGGATCGGGCCCACCCAGCCCCGGACCTTCCCGCAGGAGGCCCACAGGCGGGCGAGCTCGTCGGCGGTGAACGCCCGGGGCGTCTGCTCCGGGATCAGCTCCGGGGCCACCAGCGGCCGCAGCCGGACGAGGCCGCGGGCCTGGGCGAGATTCCAGAGGGCCAGCAGGCCCGACCGCTCCCGGGCCACGCTGTTGGGCGACAGGCGGGCGGCCCGTGCCGTGAGGAACTGACTCACGACCAGGTCGTCGAAGTCGGCGAGCGTGGCCGGCCGCTCGAGGTGGAGGCTGAACTGGCGGATCGCGTGGCGGAGCAGGCGGACGGACTCCGGCGACCGGCCGCGGAGTTTGAGCGGGACGTAAACGGTATCCAAAAACGTGTCGAGATTCATGGCGACCTCTCCCCCGAAGGTAGGTCGCATCCGTGCGGCGGGCCGCCGGGAAATCCGTGCGGCCGGCACCCTTGGTCCATTGGAGTGCCGCTGGCGCAGGTCGTGAGGATTGCACCCCCTAAACGGCTGGGGATCCTGTCCCCGCCATTCCTGAACCTTCGGATCCCGTCCGGGGATCCGAAGGTCAGGCGACCCGGCCAGCAGGAACCCTATGGCGGCCGGGGATCGAAAGGCAAGCCGGAGGGAGACGGCATGGCAACTACCAGACACCCAGGCGGCGCCCGGCGAACCCTCGAGCGATGCCTGCTCGGGCAGCGGATTGAGCAGCTGACGGACGCTCGCGGCTTCCACCTCGATGAAGTGGCCGCGGCCGCCGGCATCACCTACCCGACCCTGCACCGGATCTGCACCGGCAGGATCAAGTCTCCGAAGCTGGAGACCATCAAGGCGGTTGCCGAAGTGCTCGGCGTGAAAATCGACCGCCTCACCAAATAGGCCTGTTTTCGGCCATTTCGCCCGCGTAATAACTGCTGTTGACGCAGTTATTGCGTCCGCGTAATCTCTCGCCCGTGACGTCCATGACGGACGCCACCACGCAGGCTGGACGTACCAGCCGCGTGACGGAAGCACCAGGCGAGGACACGCCATGGCAGCCGCAGGACGCGGAGCAACCGGGCCGACCTCGCCTCAGACAGGAGGTCGTGATGAAGGTCAAGGTGACGGACGCTCAGATCAGGAGCTGGAGGCTGCGGGGCTACTCGCTCGCGCGCATCGCCTCGGCCTGCGGAACGACTACCTCCGAGATCTCGCGCCGGATACAGCGCATCTGGCAGGAACAGTACCGGCCGCCAATCGACGGCTGGGGCGACCCGCGGCCCGAGCAGATCAGGCAGCTCTGCGAAGAGATCCAGCGCGAGTGGTCCGAAAAGGAGCGCCAGAAGCGACACGTCGGACGCGCAAGAAGCTGGAGGCCGGTCGTCGTACCCGCCTCGATCCTGGCACTTGCCCGCGACTGAAACTGTGGCTTCACCGCGTGGCTCGGGTTCACGCTCACCTGTGCGCGATCATCCGCCTCTACGGCAACCCGTCGAAGGCCGGCGGACAGAGCAACCAGGGCGAGACCTACGCGGCCCGCGCGGCTCGCGGGGACCGCACGCTGCTCTACGACGCGATCGGCCTCTCGATCGACGAACTGGTCGAGATCAGGAACGAGATTCAAAAGGTGATCGACGCGGCCGTGCCGACCCAAGCGGCACCGGGCAGCGGCGACAAGGTGTCGGAGATGGCTCGCCGGGCGGAGCGGGGCGAGTCGCTGTTTGTTGATGGGGATGGACCCCGGTCTGGCGAGGGATCGCCGGGCGGCTGAGGGATTGGCAGTGGCCGGCCGGCGGCGAGGGATCGCAGCCGGCCGGACTTACACGGAGGTGCGCGTTGCTGGTGCTGTCGCGTCGAGTGGGTGAGTCGATCGTGATCCCGGACTGCCGGGTCGAGATCGTCGTGCATGAGATCACGGCCGGCATGGTGCGACTGGGGTTTAAGGCACCCAACGACGTCGACATCTACCGGGAGGAGATCTGGAAGGACATGTGTTTTCAGGATTGGAACCAGAGGAGGCCAAACGATGGCGCTGAAGATTGAACGAGGAATTCAGGCATCGCCCGTAGCGGCGGTGATCTACGGGGTCGAAAAGATTGGCAAGACGACGCTGGCCAGCCAGTTTCCTGGCGCTCTGATTCTCGACACCGAGAACGGCAGTAGGCGCATCGCCTGTGCCCGGGTGCGGATCACGAAGTGGCTCGACCTGTTGTCGAACATGCTCGACCTGGCCGGCGACCCGCAGGGGTTTCAGACGGTGGTCGTCGACAGCATCGACTGGGCCGAAATGCTGCTTCGGGCTCACCTGGAGACAAAGCTGGGAAAGCCGGTCGATGAGATGCCATACGGCCGTGGGTTTGGGATTCTCGCTGAAGCCTTTGACCAGCTGATCGACGCCGCCGACGGGCTGATCGCCAAGGGGCTCAACGTCGTGTTTGTCGGCCACAGCGAGGTCAAGCGCTGCACGCCGCCGGACATGGATGAGGGCTACGACCGCTTTGAAATAAAGCTGTCGAAGAAGGTCGCCCCGATCGTCAAGGAGTGGGCCGACTTGATCCTGTTCGTGAACTACAAGACGCGGCTGGCCGAGGGATCCGACGGCCGCAAGAAGGGCAGGGGCGGAAAGGAACGGATCATGTACGCCGAGCGGTCGGCGGCCTGGGACGCTGGCAACCGCTTTGGCCTGCCGGCCGAGATGCCCATGGACATCGCCCAGCTCGAGGCGGTGTTCAAGGTGCAGACGCTGGCCGACACGATCCGCGGCCACATCGCCGCGGCGACGGACGTCAAGCAGCTGGGCAAGTTCGGCGACCGGATCGACCAGCTGGTGAGCGAGGACAAGATCACCGCCGACGAGTGGTCGGCCCTGACCGACGCGATCGCCGCCCGCCACCAGGAGCTCGAGCCGGTGGAGGAGGTGGCCCATGAGTAAGCCGGCGTGGCACAGCACCTGGACGCGGATGCGGCGGATCGGCCGGCGGCGGTCGTGGATGACGTGGGGCGAGTTCACCGGCCTGCTGGCCACGCTCGGCGTGTCGCTGACCCCGTACCACGTCAAGCTCGCCACGCAGTCATGCCCGCCGGTGCGGATCCACGGGGCAAAGAGATACGAGGACCGGCACGTCCAGATGGCCGTGGGCTACGCCCGGGCCAAGGGCCTCGCCGCGCCCGCAGAGGAGGCCGCATCGTGAGCGAAACGAACGAGCAGCGGATGGCCCGGCTGGCCAATGAGGAGCGGAACATGGCCGCGATCAAGACGCTCTGCGAGGGCTACACGGCGGGCGGCATGTCCTACCGCTCGGCCATGGACCTGATCAGGGATCTGGTGGACGCAGACACGGCCCGCATCGTGCGGGTCGGGAACGAGAGGCACACCCCGGAGGTGACGACATGAGGTTTGACGATTTCTGGCTCGACGACGAGGGCGGGCAGCCCAGCGGCGACCTGCCGATGGCGACCGACGGCGAGCATGCCGCCGAGATCACGGACGCCAAGTTCAAGGATCTGAAGTTCATGGTGAAGCCCGAGAACCCGCAAGGCACGTCGCTGGTGCTGGCCGTGAACATCAACGGCTTCCGGCCGCTGGAGGCGATCATCCCGGCCCAGATGCGGTGGCTGATCGAGTCGGTCTGCCGGTCGGCCTCGGTCAACGTCCCGGTCAAGGGGCAGGACTGGGACTGCGAGCAGCTCGTCGGCCGGCAGGTGCGCGTCGAGACGGTGTTCGGGATCGCGAAGAGCGGACGCGAGTACGTCCGGGTGGACAAGTGGGTCGCCGGCCCCGAGCCGCTGCCGGCGGCCGCGGCCAAGCCGGCCCCCGCGCGTACGCCGGCGGCCAAGGTCGAGGCTGTGGGCCAAGGAGGGTCGCCCGATGACATCCCCTTTTGAGAAGGCCGAGTTTCTCGGCGGGCCGCTCGACGGCACGACCTACGAGCGGCGAAGCGGCAAGTTTCCAAGGCGGCTGCCGGTTCAGGTCAACCGCTATGTCGAGTTGTACGTCGCCGGCATCGGCCGGCATGGCAACGTCGT